GCTGAGCCAACAACTGGCGTCAGGGTGAAGTCGACTGTAGAACCATCACCGTTAAATTCTTCAGTCGTTGTTGTAACACCACGTAGTGTGGTTGTGAAGATATCGTTGTTACGAAGAAACACTACGAGTTCTTCCCGGACTTCCCAAAGGTTGATGTATGCCATCTTGGACTTTCTCCCTCGCGCTTGCGAGTGGTTTACTCGAGATGCATCCTCATATTCTCATTGAGGATTTTCCCAAGCTTTGTGTGTAATGTGTGTCTGATGAACGGGTTTGGACGTGTTCCTGGATGCATGACGCTTTTTGCAAAATGGTCGCCGTCAGCATCTTTCCAATGTAGCGCCTTCGCTTCTTTCGCCGTAATCTTGTGAGGTGGTGTTCCAAACTCAACATATTTACCATAATTAACCATGCCAATAACGATTTCTCCATCGTCCTTGGCGTCTTCAAGTTGAATACTATTGGCGAGCATTCCGGTTTTGAACGGTGCTGCTTTGGTGAGTTCATTAACCAAGTCGTTCCCAACTCCGTTAATGAATGTCTCCCAGCTCATCTTCATCCCGTCAAAAACAGGTTCGCATACTTAAACAATGCTGTCTCGTTGTTCTCGTCTGAATAACGCGTGACTACGTCTTGCACTCTATATTGTGCACCGTCCACGGTGAGTATGTCATTCTTGTTTAACGGCACGTCATCCTTCACGATTGCGTATGCGTCACCTCCTTCGATTAAACCGTCTTTGTCGAAGAACCACTTGGTGCTTCGCTTCATGAATGCCGCCTTGATATTTCCTGGTGTTCCAGCAACGAAGGTTTCGTCATTGCTGACTGGGTCTAACGTCTTCGTGATTGGGGTGCGACTAACCGTCCTGGCAAGTCGGGTGATTATGCTGTCAACCCAACTCGACCTTACAAACGTGACCGTCATGTTATCATGCAACCTTCATCTTGATTGGTAAATACTTCCTATAATTACTCTCCATCTTTTCCAAACGAGCAAGTGACTCCCTGATGTTGGTGTATGGTTCTCCAAGACTCCCACTCATTTCAGGGATTGAAAAACTCGTCACGTCATCAAAAGTTCCGCCAATCTGTTCGATGAATGTCATCATTGCCGCAATAATCGCGGTGTAATGGATGATAACATCATCTGCTTCCTGCCCATAAGTGTAGGTGATACTTACGAGTTGTGGGGTACTATTCGTGAAACTTGTGACTTCAGCACTTGACTTCAACACGAGCTTCCCCGTATTCGCGTATTGATAAACGTTTGATGGAGTAACACTCGTTGAATCAATTGTCAGCGACGTCAACGTGATTAAAGGATAGTTGTTAAGGAACATCGTATCCGTCCCGGTGCCATCAAGGGTTTCCGTGATTGTTCTCCCGCCGGGTTGAAAACAAGTGTGAAGTATGCGCTCCACATATGCTTCCGCCGCGACGATGTGCATTGTGATATCGTTATCACTAACGATTGACCCGTCCGTCGGGATACCACAAATCCTATACACGTCCGTCGTGGTTACGTACATTCAACCTACCTCTTATATTTCCTCTTCGCAGACTTGAGCTTCTTCTCAGCATCAATCGCTTCTTTCCTCTCCTTTTTAGCCTTCAACTCAAGAGTTGCGAGTTCTTCACCAGCATTAAGTCTAAAAAGTTTATTCCCGTCAAATCCCCATTTTGAATCGTCGTACCATGCTGGTACGCCATTCTCGTCTTCAGACCATTTCTTCATTGCCATTCTATCACCTATTTGTAGCTTAAAACCGCCAATAAAGTACCGTTTGGGTCACTGCTGTTCACGACTATACTATACCGGAACAACTGTCAGTGCTTTTTCATCCTAACTCACCTATTGCAATTGCTGCAATTATAATCTACTCCTATGATTTTTTTACTCTTTAATCAAGACCATTAAAGTCTTGGCTCCTGTCGTTGCACTTGTCAAAGTGATGACATTGTTCGATACCGTATGTGACTCCCACTCGCCGGTGGCGTCATTAATTGCCGACAACACCTGTATGGTTGCTACACTGCTTGCGTTCGTCACGGTAACAGTATCGTTCTGCGCTGCTTTCGCCACGCTATCAATTAATGCCAGCCTTCGTCCTTTCAAATCCGCTCCTGCTTGTGGATAGAGGATTTGTGCTCTTACGTTCACGTTTGTGGCCATGATACCCCTCCGTATTCTTTATTCCCGTGAGGGAAAAAAAGTTAATGGGAAGGGAAAGAATGCTTACGCAATCTCCCCCACCCATGCGTTGAACGTTGGCGCGCGGCAGATAAGGCATTCATACATCTTCAGCATTAACTTATCACTGTCGTTCGTCTTCGCAAGCTTTTCGTAAGTCATGTCCTGAAGGACGCGGACTTCCCAAACGCTGAGGTCGAGGAAGTAAACCGACTTGGAGCCGCTCGTGTTGCTCAAGTACATGCTCGGAATGATTGGGATTTGACCAACCATGCTGTTGTACACGACCGTGCTGAACCCCCAGAAGACGCTTTGCGTCGCCTGCATGAAGCCAATCTTTGCTTGCAAGAGGTCGAGGATGTCGTTGTACGTGTCGCTTGATGCCACGCCAAAGTTCGGTCGACCGCCGTAATCGTAGGCGTAACGGATAGCCAGATTCAAATCCGACAAGTCAAGGGCAGTGGTGTTCTTATCAACCTTGTTTGTCGTACCCTGAGTTATCACGATGCCGTTGAATTGTGTGCTGTCGGTGCCTGCGTCGCCATTAACCAAGAGGCTTTCTTCAAGCTCTTTCAATTCACGAGCCTTCACAAGAACTTCTCTCTGCAAGCTGTTCGGACCGGCCGCACTGCTGAAACCGCTTCCCGGAAGTCCCGTGCCGCTCGGCTGAAAGCCGGTGAGCATGTAGCTCGGAGTCGCCGCTTGTGATGGACCAGTGACTCGTCCAACCGCGTAGAGGAACTTTATACCAACGCTCACACGGCTGTAGGTCGTGTCAGTCTCTGTGAGGCTGGCATCCTCCGCCGCCGTAAAGGCACCGCCTTTCGCCGTGATGACGTTGAAGTCCGCATACATTCCCTGGTTGGACACACGAGGCATAATCTCGGTGAGCGGGGTGAATTTCCGACTCCTATCAACGATTTCTGGGTCAACATAAACCGGAATCAATCCATAACCAGCTGTACCAGCGCCACCCGCGGTGGTATCAATCGCCTTCATCCCAACGTTGAACTTCTTCAGGAGTTCTGGGCGAAGGTCCTGTTTGTAGTTTTCGCTTTTTGCTTCCACGGTGTAGCCGGCGTATTGCGTTCCGTCTGCGAGACTGCCGAAGCTGGTCTGGTAGGCGTGCTTTACGTTGACTCCCTCGGGAACATTTGCACTTGTTGCCATTTTCTTCTTTCCTCCGTCTTTAATTGCACATCTGCAAAGGTGTTATGTCCTCTGCCATCTCTTTCGGCATGGGGTCGTTGTGTGCTTTGAGTTGCGGTTTTGTAATCGCCTTCTCTGCAGCCTCAAGTTTTGCTTTGAGTTCTGCCACGACCTTCTCACTCGCCTCTGATTTGTCGACGAGAGACTTCATTTCTGCCTTGAGACTATTCATCTCTTCAATAATACTTTTTACTTCTGGCTCGGCCGTGGGCTCAACGGCTGGCTCGGCTGCCTTCTCAACAACGGGTTCAGCCGCGGGTTCTGCAACGGGTTCGGCCGCGGGTTCGGCGACCGGCTTGGCCGCGGGTTCCGCCACTGGTTCAGGAGCAGATTCTTTAACTTCTGGTTCGTCTACCATTTTATTGTCCTCCATTTGTTCCATGGAAGCCGCCAAACTCTTCATCATCACGGTTGTAATGCGTGCTTCGGGGTTTGCCGGATTCCCTGTCAATGCAATGTTTAAAAGATTAACGTCGTCAATTACTCGTTGTACACCATCCTTTATTCCTTTAGCTATCGTTTTTACGTTGTTGAATGCGATGCTGAATGCGTCAACGAATCCGTCTTTGATGCTATTCCACATATTCTTAAATGATGGGCTGTGCTTGTTGAGTTGGCATTTAATCCATAATCCTTTCGCGTCAACTTTTGCATCAATAACCTTTCCTATGGGCAGGATGTCTGGGCTGATAGTCCATGACTCGTGGTTGTTGTCTAATTTAATGTTCTTCCCGATGATTTGGTTCCTCATACTGTCCAGACAATGGTCTGTCATGACGTCTCCGACGAGGTCTAAATCTTTAGTACTGGCGTATCCTTCAACGAAATAGTTTGTTTCGTCACCTTCTTTGATGCTTTTGAATGCTACTTGGTCGGTGAAGAACTTGTAGATTTCGTTTTTTTCTCCCATGTTATCACTTTTATTATTTTTAAACTTTATAAAACATTTAGTTGTTTAGTATTTATTCATTATTATTCTTCTCTCATTCCCACGCCGGGGCGGGTTCGACGTTCACACTCTTCAGGTTGTTTGACCGTTCCGTGTCGTTGACGACCGCCTTCACCCACGATTCAATCTCATAGGCTGAGACTGCACTCACGTTCGCGAGTGTTTTATCCTCGACGCCACAACCCTCCGGCGCGTATAATTGCCAGTACACGTTCCCGAGGCGGTTCACCGCGTAGTTCGCGGGGATGTGGTCTGCTCGGAGGTTGTACGTCCCGTCAGCGTTCTTCGTCCAGCGAAAATACCTTGCTTGCGGGATTGAACAATTCGCCGTGTCGGCGATGGCCGGGTCAATCGTCGGGGTGCTCGTCGCACCCACGGCCGGGACGTCTTGTCCGAGCGATATGTCCGTCACTTTGGTTGGTTGGCTGTACGTGACGAACAACACCGCGAGTAACCAAATCATTACTATCATCAGTAATTCTTTCATCTTCTTCAGTCCTCCATTTACGCGCACGCGGTCGCACTCCGATAAAGCTTACCTCCACTATTGAGGCAGGCATAAGCGTTGCCCGACCCTGAAAGTGCGTTAATTGTTATGTTGCCGCCAGAGTCAATACTTGCCATCACACCACCGGTGCTGTTCTGCCACTCTTGCAAGTTAGCGGATTGGGAAGGAGCGCCGTTGACGATGAGACCGGTATCGGTGGAAGTACCTATATTAACATCCAGAACACCGTTAGGACTCGTCGTCCCGATGCCGTCGTCGCCGAGTTCCCAATCTCCGAGCTGGTAAACTCCTAATCCTGCATCAGCGTACTCGTCCGTCGTCGCGACAACGTCGAGGTCGCTCATCTCTTCCAGGTTCTTATCGTTTAAAATGATTACTGTTTTCGTCATGGTTCTCTACTCGTCGTTCTTTCATATTTCTAGTAAGCT